TTCACCCGGGCAAATGTGATTGATGGGCACTTTGAGTATTCGGGTACACGTAAACGTGATCGTCATACCATTGCTGTTGTTAATTTCGATAATCCAGACAATCGATTCAAGACAGAACCGGAGCCTATTCCAGATGAAGAGGCCATTGCCAAATACGGGATTAATAAGGTTGAGATTGATGCATGGGGTGTAACCTCACGCGGACAGGCACAACGGGCAGGACTCTGGGCATTAAAGACTGAAAAGTACGAAACTCAAACCGTTGTGTTTAAAGTCGGTCTTGATGGGTATATTCCACAACCCGGAAAAGTCATCGAAATTGCGGATCAAAGTTTTGCGGGTCGTGCCAATGGTGGTCGTATATCATCAATTTCGGCTGATCTCAAACAAGTCACATTGGATCGGGATGATGTGGTATGTCGTGCAGGTGATCGTCTCGTCATTAATGGTAAAGACGGAAAAGAGAAGGCTCGTGTCATTGAAGGCATTAATGGCCGCGTGGTGACGGTCGTCTCGGCTTTTGAAGAAAATACAATCTCGTCGCAAAACGTATGGGTTATTGATGCTCAGGATCTGGCGACAATGAAATTTCGTATTGTCTCGATTATACAAAACGATAAGCATCAATTTGAAATCAAGGCAGTTCAATACAATCCGCAAAAGTATGATGCAATCGATTATGGTGCCTACATTGACGAAATCCCCATTACGATTGTAAATCCAGATATGCAACCTGCAGTTGAGTCAGTCAGTTTATCGACCTATGACAAAATCGAGCAGGGCATGAATATCGCAGTGATGGTGATTGGATGGCCACAGGCTCAAGGTGCTGTTCGTTATCAAGTCGAATGGCGCAAAGATGATGGTAGCTGGATTAAGATGCCTTTGACGGGCAACAACTCTGTTGAGGTTGAAGGGGTATATTCGGGTAATTATCAGGCACGCATCACTGCATTTTCTGCTTTCGATATTGCATCATTACCGACTTACTCCAGTGTCACCGCCTTATTGGGTAAAAACGGCACACCGCCTGCTTTGGCCAATTTAGCTGCAACGGGTATATTGTTTGGTATTCAGCTTGAATGGATTTTTCCTGCTAAAGGTGCCTTGGATACTGCTCATACCGAGATTCGTGTTAGTCCAGACGGTGTAAGCAATATCTCAACTTTGGGATTGTTTGCTTATCCAACCACAACACATACCATTCAGGGCTTACAGCCAAACCTTAAGCTTTATTTTCAGGCCAGATTGATTGATCGTTTAGGAAACGTTGGACCATGGACGCAATGGATTAATGCAACCACATCAGCCGATGCATCTGCGGTACTGGATCTCTTATCAGGCAAGATCACTGAATCTCAACTACATCAGGATTTACAGCAGAAAATCGACAAAATTGGCGTCATCGAAGGTGATCTGACTGTTTATGATCAACGTATTCAAGATGCCAAAAATACTGCAGATCAAGCTAATCAGGATTTGGCTGTAGAACGTCAACAGCGTATTATTGCTGTGAATCAAGTTGCAGATAATATCGCATCAGAATCACAGGCTCGCATCAGTGCTGTTCAAAATCTCAGTGATGGTCTAACACATGAAAGCCAGCAGCGTGTTGCTGGTGATGAGCATGTCTTGTCTGTTGTTGATACCTATAAGCAAAGTACAGAAAACTCGTTTGCTGCGGTGCGTCAAGAAATTGATGTCGTAGCAGATGATTTGGGTGCTGCATCAACAAAGCTTGATGGTGTCTATGCGAAAGTCACACCTTTAACTGCGGATCAGGATAACTGGACCGCAGACTCAGGGAGTAATGAAGCGTCAAGTTGGTCGATTCAATCGGCTCAAGTTGATGGCGATTCAGCCTTAGGCCAGCGCATCGATGTCATTAATGTTGAAGTGGGTGAAAGACAGGCAGCAATTCAGGAGGAACGTTCAGCACGTGCATCAGGTGATGCAGCCAATGCGCAAGTGATCAACAACTACATTGCCCGCAATGACACGGCACTTGCATCTGTTAAGCAGACTGCTGAAAGTGCTGTCACTGCATCGAGCAGTAACTCAAGCGCAATCCAAGCGCTGGATAACCGCGTTGATGTGGCTGAATCCGATGCATCGGTAGCAAAAACCAATGCGGCCAGTGCAATTACCAAAGCGGAAACTGCCGTTACAACAGCGGTATCAGCTTCGAGTCTTGCACAACAAGCATCTGCAACAGCAACCGCTGCGAGTGATACAGCTACAACTGCAAACAGTAACGCTTCAAATGCTGTAAACACTGCAAATACTGCGAACAATACAGCAAATGAAGCCAAGACCAATGCAGCCACGGCTCTATCGACTGCTAATGCTGCAGCCACAGAATCTGCTGCTAATGCCAGCCAGATCAACAGCATTAATGCTGCTCTGGGTGACAAAGCCAGCACCGGTGCGTTGAATTCTGTCAAGGCAGAGGTTGAAGAAATTGACGGACGTTTGACTGCAGCAACTGAAAAAGTTGACGGAGTCTATGCCAAAGTCACGCCTTTAACTGCGGATCAGGATAACTGGACCGCAGACAGTGGTAGCAATCAAGCGTCGAGCTGGTCGATTCAATCGGCCTATACGGATGGTGATAGCGCCTTAAGTCAACGATTGGACATTGTTAGCACGACAGTCGGTGAAAACACAGCAATAATTAAGGAGACAACAGAAAGTGTAAATGGTTTGTATGCCCAAAAATTCACAAAGATTGATGTGAATGGAAAGGTTATTGGTTGGGGTGGGGCGAACGATGGTGTTGAAGGCATTTTTGTCTTTAACGTCGATTCGCTTGCGATTGGTAGCGGCAATAGCACTGGTTACTATCCGTTTGTCTTTAGAACCACACCGTTTACCGATCCATTGACTGGTACAGTTTTCCCAGTATCAGCCTACTTAAAGTCTGCAATGATAGACTACCAGTCCGTTAAAACTTCTCATATTGAAGATCTGGCGGTTGATACGCTGAAAATCAAAGATAATGCTGTAACAGTTCCAATTGGGGTGCGGGCTATTGATGTTAAATCGATTCAAACATTTGCGGGAGGGTCAACTGGAGGTCAACCTAATAACGACTTTGCTAATCACCTAGCCGCATGGGAGGCGCAAATAGGCACACTTCTTCAAGTAAACTTTAAGCGCAGCGGTGGCAAAGTAAGGCTAGATGCATCCGTAAACATAGTGTCACCAACTTTTGGCACTTTTAGTATCGGTGATGGTAGGGGAAACACGGTCAGCTCCAACTTAAGGGCAATGGCTTCATTTTACATATCTATTTATAGGAATGGCACGTTAATAGGTCGAGGATCGCTAGGAGCAAATCTTGAATCAGGAACTATTAATGCAAATTTTAATGGAACTGCCGTTATAGTTTCTGCGATTGACGATTTTTATACCACTGACGACACAACGTACACATTAAGAGCGGGATTTGCTAAGCAGGAAGGTGTTAGTGGGCCGCTTAATATCGCATCAAATTCAGTATTCTTAATTACATCAAGGTCGCTTAGTGTAATTGAGATGAAAAAATAGCAGCACCTTCGGGTGCTTTTTTATTGCCAAAAATTAGGAAAAACAATGGATAAAGATGCACTAAAAGAGGTTGTTACAGCAATCATCACTTACGGTTGGATTGTCGTTTTAGCAATGCTAGGAGGTTTGGTGAAATTCATGGATAAGCTCAACAATTCAAAAGAACCAAAACCCCTGAAATACATAATTTTTCGACTTATAGCTGAAATGATTACGAGTGGGTTTGCAGGAATTATCACTGTTCTTCTATGTGTTTACTGGGAAATGCCGATTGTATTAATCGCAGCAATTGCGGGCATAGCAGGGCACTTGGGTGGTAAAGCGATCGATACATTTATTCTTATTTGGAAATCAATTATCAGTGGGGGCAAAGTGCCATGAGTAAAAGAATCACATTACAGCAAATCACAGAAGCTGCCAAAGCCATCAATGTACCAACAGCAGCCTTACAAGCTGTCATGAAAGTTGAAGCCAAGGGCAGTGGATTTAATTCCGACGGTACACCAGTCATTCTTTTTGAACGCCATGTATTTCGGCAGCGCTTAGTTGCAAATGCTAAAGCATCTTTAGCAGACAAAGTGATGCGTGAACGTCCAGATCTATGTGCAAAGTCATCTGGTGGGTATGGTTTGTATTCTGCACAGCACGGTCGTTTGAATGCGGCTTGTCAGTACGATCGAACTTCAGCACTTGAATCTGCTAGTTGGGGTTTAGGGCAGGTGATGGGTTATCACTGGAAAGCTCTAGGCTATGCATCGTTACAAGCATTTATAAATGCAATGTACAAAGATGAAGCATCACAGCTTGATGCGATGTGTCGCTTCATTAGAGCAAATGGGCTTGATAAATATTTGCGCAATCAAGATTGGAAGAACTTTGCACTGAGTTACAACGGCAAGGAGTATGCAAAGAATAATTATGACATAAAGCTGGCGAATGCTTACAAGGAGTTCTCATGAGTTATTTGTATTTAGTCCTTAAATACTGGCGAGAATGCATCATTGCAGTTCTCGCTTTTTTATTATTGATCTGTTTGTTTGTTCAAAATCATCAAGCTGCCGAAATCAAAGATCAGAAGCAACAACACGCTGACTATGTTACTCAGCAAGAAATAGCGGCTGAAAAATCCAAAGTTCAAGCTGCTCAACAAGAAAAAGTTTGGGCAGAACAAATCACAAAAGCGGAGCAAAACTACAATGCCAAAATTAAACAAATTGAGTCTGATGCTAGCGATGCTCAGTCCAGTGCTAACAGCTTGTCAAAGCAACTCAGCATTGCAAAACAACGTCTGTCCGCAGCTTCCCGCGAAACCAGTGATGAATATTGCGCAACGCTCGGAAACGTATTCGAGCGAAGCATCGAAGAATATACAAAAATGGCAAGATATGCTGATGAACACAGAGCTAATGAAGAAAGATTGAGCGATGCATGGCCGTAAAAGCACTCTAATGAGTGCTATTTTTCCATCAATTATTTTCAAAACTTTTCTTGGACAATCTGAACATCTTTCAATACATGTCTAAAGCGATAAACATAGTCTGATGCTTCATTGTGAGTGTAAAACTTCTTTGCGTACTCAGTGTCTAAAGTCCAATTGAAGCCTGTTGTGTAACTTTCATTCACGATATTGTATTCATCATCGTAATGCTCGTTTGTGATGTTTTCGAGGGTGAGATATCTATTATTCTTTTTGATGTAGTAGGGCATTATTGACTCCAGCTATCGACTATATCAGCCCAATCTTGCAGCATCTTTCTACGCTCATCTAAATACTGTGAGTGATTGTAAGTGCCGCGGATAGTATTTTTATCGACATGTGCAAGCTGTAGTTCAATATGATCACTGTCATACTTTTTACTGTGTAGAATGGTAGATGCTGTGGCGCGGAAGTCGTGGCATGTCAATTCTTTAAGCCCCATTGAATCTAGCGCTGAATTAATTGTTGATTTGTTCATTAGCTTTGACTTATCAAAGACGCTTGAAAATACCAAGTCACCATTTTTTGTTTGCTCGTACTGGCTCTTTAATACGTCACAAACTTGTTGAGATAGGGGAACCATGTGAGTTCGGTTCATCTTAATGTTGCGCTGACCTTTTTTTAATTGCTCAACAGATGCGGGTGGAATGGTTATCAGCATCTTATCAAAATCAATCCAATCCCAGCGTAGTCGCACAACTTCAATCGAACGCATCATCGTATAGATCGCTATCTTGATTGCATTCTTAGTTGTAGCAGCACCTTTATAATTATTGAGAGATTCATGAAACATGGACATCTCTTCATTTGTCATTGGGCGCGCACCATCTTTGGGTGGCTTCTCAATAGTCCCTTTTAAAGATGAAATAGGATTGCTATCACGTCTAAGCGTTGCTACCGCGTAGTCAAAAACTTGGCCAACGATCTGCCTATTTCGGATTGCTGTAGACTCACCAGTGCCATGGTTTTTTTGCTTCTTTACTCGTTTAAGCGTCGAGTCCTGCATTGTCAGAACATCCGCTGCGTTTACTTTCTTAATGTCTTTGTTTCCGAAAGCTGGGAAGATATCTAAGCGAAACGATTTCTCTACATCCAAGCGATAACCTTCCGATCTGCTGTCTTTACGTTTATCAAACCATTCGTTTGCAATTTCTTTGAAAGAGATCGGCTTTTGAGCTTTGGCTCGTTCGACAGCTTCTTTTTTGTATTCTGATGGATCAATATTCTGATCAAGCAAGGCTTTCTGTTCAAGTGCTTTTTGGCGTGCGGTTGCCAAAGTGACAATAGGGTACTCACCCAATGTGACCATTTTTGCAGAGCCAAGAAAGCGATATCTGAACCGCCAGAATTTCAAGCCGCTTACTCGAACTTCAATGCAAAGCCCACCCTGATCAGCTACACGATATGGTTTATCTTTTGGCTTAAGTTGTTTGATCTTAGTGTCGTTAAGCATTGTGTGAGTAACCAGAAAATTATCAAAAAAGTGTTACGCACAATGTTACTCACAAATTTGCTTAATGTCATTTAATGAAGATGAATGTTATTTAATAATGGAAATTATATTTCTAATTTAATTTGTTGTTTTCTTAATGTCGTTGAATGCCAATTAAGATATGATCTTCTTTTCGATCATGAGAAGCATTTTAATTGCAACCTGTTGATTTAATTGATTTATGCAGCGTGGGTTAATTAATGTTACTCACAAAGTTACTCACAATTGTTAAAGTATTGAATTATGAGACATTAAAAAGCCGCTATGTGTAAGCGGCTACTTTATCAGAATTTGATGTCTTTGTGACTACCTTATTCACATACGAATTAAGGTAGTAGCTATATCGCCCATCTTTACGGGGCGGGTCAATTTCACCCTTCTTAATTCGATCATAAAAGGTCACTTCCGTCATTTTCATGCGTTGTGCAAATTCTTTTATAGAGACACGACGCTCATCAGTAATTGTAACTTGTTTCTTCAACTGTTGAAGCTCATCGTAAATTTTTTCAAGCATGGTTTGTTCTGAAATAACGTTTCCCACATCAACCTCCTTCAGCTTCTTTTGCATACTCACTGCCAAGTATCTCTACTGCCAATGGTGATACTTCTAGTGATGTTTTGAACTTGAAATATTCACCTTTTTTCCATGAGAATCCGTATGATTTCGACCATGGCGTAATATCTTTACCTAGAATGATTTTATTCAACTCAGTGTAAAAAAGTCTTTCTGGAATCATTGCTTCATATTCAGCTTTATGAGCTTTTGCCGTTGCACGCGGAAGAATATTTAAAAACCCACTCTTACTATGCTTTGATGTTTTCCAAAGCTTTTTATCAATAACCTCTTTTTCGGGATCAGCAGACATATTCCAAAACCTAATCCCGTTTTGAATGCTGTCATGTGTGATGTGATGCTCAAATCCATACTTTTCACACATTGCAGCAATCTGCTTATAGACTGCATCGCGTTTATCAAAGAATGCATCGATTTTTGCAAGTGCTTCAGGGTCTACAATTTTATAAAAAGAAATACGCTCACTCATCCCCATCTCCTTGCGCTTCATTAAAAATACGCTTGTTATTGGCTATTGCTTTTTTAGCATCGGCATAGTCAGGAAATGCAATGATTTCACAAGTATCCTCGTCCTCAAAAACTTTGCAGAAATACTCTGGTACACGTGGTGTAGTTTGATATTTTTCAAGCGTAATGATTTCAAAATTATCCAAGTCATTTAGATCATATTGATATGGATCAGTTACATAGTACTCTGCACCATCCCAATACCAACAATCTTCCATATTCCCCAACTTCTCCTTCAAAGCCGCGTTTTCAGATTTGAGTGAGTCGATTTCGGATTGCTTTGATTTGGCACATGGAAGCCAAATTTCTTTAAATGATGTTTCAGTATCTTCATGTACAAACACACTATTTGCTGTTTCGAGCGTGCTGTAGTGAGCACCAATTCGAGTAAAGTGCATAATAAAATTTACGCGCTCTTTATTCTCAAAGGTCATTTCACCATCTGTATCAAGAAATACTTTATTTTTTAAATCAACCATCACGCCACCTCACTTT